CCATATTTACAGGAACCGAGTCCAGAAGAGCTTTCCAGGATCATTCCCTCGTTCGAAATGCTAACACTTGCCTGTGTAACCAGACCTTCGTCCATCACAAGATCACATTTTAAGTTACATGGCTTTGATCCTGATTGGGTTAAATTGATAGGGCTCTGCTTAGCAGATGAACAACTTGGAGGCCAATTGTTACTTGAGAATACACTCATTTATATCCTCAGTAGGTTTTGTTATGAAAAGCATCTCGCATCAGTTATAATAAGATGAATGCAATAGGTGGAGACGTTATATCCTCCCTCCTCACTCTCTTCTTTGTGGGTGTTGTGTATTTTCTATATACGAAATATGGCGAATTATTGCCGACTAGTTTTCCCAGTATAGGGATTAGTGTGCTTGTGTTCATAGTAAACTTGTTACCATTTGCTTTACTTACATATGGATTTGCTGGAGACCTTATCAACCAAGAATTTAGGATCTCTATCCCCTCAATTGCAGCGTTTGGAACCATGCTTCTAGTCGGATTTTTAACACACGGTTATGCATTAGCGAAAGGTACAGATCTTACATCGCAGGATACTAGTGGACTTTTATGGTGTACAATCCCAGGAATGGAGAATGCAGAATCACCCTATTTACCAACTGCCTTTATTTCAACTTCTGTAATTACATTCTATTACATATTATGGGCAAACTCTACCAATAGGTTAAACATTAAAAATTCTTTCGTATTTATCACTATTTTTGGGATGCAACTACTGGCATTCTTCGTAGGTGATTGTGGGTCATCGTATCTTCCTGTTTTTGAAAAAGGAGTGTGGTTAAATATACTACTCTCAGTTGGAATTGGATTTGTAGTTGCCTCAATTGCTTGGGGTGCCACAAGGAGTCAAGGGTTGTATAAATATGACCCATTCCCACAAGCAGGTGGCGGTGGCGGAGGAGGTGGTGGCGGTGGCGGAGGAGGTGGCAATTTATACGGATCATGTCCATCTGGAAAACAGGAAACTTCATCGGGGCAATGCCTAACATGTCCTTTAACGTGTACAGTCGTAGGAGATAAGTGTGTGTGCGACGACCCAAAAAATCAGCCTCCAGAACCTAATCGTCCAACAGATAAACCTGGAACTCAATCAGGACGCTTGGGAACATCACAGCCTGTACGTGGAGGAGATGAGAACACCTTTGTGGCTGAATTGTATAAAAATGGTCAGCTTGTGACTGACTCTATTGCTGCATAGCATTTTTTAGAATCCGATAATATCCCATAGCAACTGTTCCAGAATGTCTCTCAATTCCCTTCTTGCTGTCAACGACAACTGTTGGGACTTGAGTGACACCATACTTCTGGGTTAGACCCTGGGGATCATCTTTGATGTTCACATGAATCCACTGAAGACGTGAATACTCTTCTTTCAAGTCTTCAATAACAGGTTTAAGGGTCTGGCATGGGGGACAAGTAGGTGATGAAAATACGTACACGCTCATTCCTCTTTTACTATAGTAATTCCTTCTTTAATTAAACCTGTGGTCAGACGGACTACTCGAGTTTTACTCATTCGTTGTACTTCTGTATTATATCCGTTTTTCTTGACTGTTTTTTGAAATGCCCCGAATAGTCCTACTTTCAATGCCTGCTGGTCGAGCAGATGTAGATGTGTTTTACACCATTCTACAATCTTTGCCTCTTCGATAGGAGGTCCCATAATGGACAACGCCAAATCTGGAAATATTCCTTCTGTCCTGTTAATGACTTTTACTTCTGGCTTTTCAATCAATACTGAAACTGCCATCTTATCTACAATATCGTTGCCAATACTTAGTTCGTCCGTCTTTCCAGTATGTGCCTTGACATAGGTAATTGTATATTCCTTAAACTTGGGTAAACGCAAAGATAGATGCTCAATTAGATCACGATGTTTGACATCATTTCCTTCTGCTGTTCTCCACTTGTTTTTCATCCAACCTGGAAGCCAAGTTGTCAAGCAATTTTTAGAATACATGGAATCCGTATAAATATGAATAGAAGTCTCTGCCGGAGACCCACACTTCTCATAGATAACATCCACTGAATCATGAATCGCTTTTAACTCTGCTCGCTGGTTTGTCTGTAATTCTGTGTCGGGCATCTTTGTAGCAAAAGACCATTCCTTGTTATCAGGAAAATAACCAGCGTATCCTGCCTGGGCATCGGCTTTGCCGTTTGACCGACACGCGCCATCAGTGAATACGCGTATCATAACTCCTTATATGTTGCTTCGTGTATATAATTTGGCATTCGTTTTGTAATACATCTACTTAGGATAGCCGATTGAAGCGTTGTTGGGTCTTCTACATGAAACCATACTCGATTTTTGAATGACCGTTGTTCTAATTGACGACGCAACATCTGCTGACACGCGAACGTTAAAAACTCAGAATGCCATATCAAAAGGATCCGCAATCTGGTTGTTTGCTTTTTTGGTATGCTTGAAATCCATATGTCAAACCATGGAGCAAACGTTTCTACTGAAAACATCGATGCAGCATTAATTTCATCAAATTCACATACATCGGAATGGTCTTGTTTGTACCGTTCCCATGCATTTTTAGTTTCTACATCATTCAAAGGTTCGAATAGAACATAGTGTGGTGGTGGGAACTCCATTATCTTACTTGGCAGTCTCCTCTGTAGACCCCATTACGCGCTTAATAGGAATATTGGCATCAACAACATAAAGACTGTTTTCTGTCATCACAACGAAACATGTATCACACTTAAAAACTGTTTGGATTGTTGATGTGTACTCGTCATTGGATTTTACTAGATATTTTGTAGTTCCCTGGACTCCAATACAACACTTCTTCTCTAGACTGTCGCGGTAGTAGTCGAAGTAAATAGGCTTATCTTCATCAATGCTGACTTGAGCTGCACGAAGTAGAACTGTTGCAGACGGTACAGCCATTTATTGTTGTTTATATCTTTGTTTTCAACACACCTTAACGCATTTCATGGCATCCTCAAGCTTGAACCGAGAACGCATATTGAGGCTTGGTAGTTCTGGACGCGGGCGCTTTAGAATTGTATCCACACTGCTGAGAATCAAACCACGTAGCTCAACCGCCGTCGGCTTCAGGAGCTTGGCAATCTCAAATATGAAATCTGCAAACTGCGTAACGTTCTCCTCGGTCTGCTCGCTCTTTATCTGTATCATTGTATCATTCAAATCCTGGATGACCTTTTGCATTGACTCTTGGAGCGCCTGTCCAGAAACAAGCTCACGGGTATACAGATGGGTCAGAAAGCGAGCATAACCACGTCGCACATCTTTCTGCTTAGACCAGGCTACTACTTTATCCTCGAAATCTGGCTCATCTACCTTGGGAAATGTCAAGGTCTCATTCATGTCATATAGTGTTCCAAACATCTGGACGTGAGTCTCTAGGTCTTCGGAAACATCCGGGATTTCGGCATTTAGCTTCTTTGCTAGGTCAGCCATTAGTCCAGCATATGCAGAACCTTTAATTGCCTTGTCAAATAGCAGTGTAGTCACACGAAGGCGGAACTGTTCATCGCGTGACTTTATAATTGTCACGGCATCTGCAGATAGTTTATCTAAGGTCTGCCCGGCTATCTTGTTAAAGATCCCAAACATCTCGTCGTACTGAGGGTCAGTCGTCTCGCGAACCCGACGCACACAATCCATAATTGCATGAGAACGCCAGTTAGATGTATCTTCACGTCTTTTATTATACTTAGGGCGCGTTGGTCGTACAGGTCGGTATGTTGCTGGCACCGTCCGAAGCCTGGCAATATTTGCCAGAATTGCCTCAGAAAGAGCTAGCTTTTGGTTAAAGCGAACAGAATAGATAAGTGCACTTGAAATCATTGTATTACTTATTAAAGGCTAACATGAAAACGAATTCGTTTTTCATCTTATCTGATTAGCTTAATTATGGACAGCATTCGTGTACAGCTCGATTCTAACCCAGATTTTGCCTGGGCAGCCTGGGGTAATCAACCATACAAGACTTCTGCAGATGTAGTTGGTGAACTTGTAGATAATTCCAAACAAGCAAAATCATCAGAATGTCGTGTTACAATCACAAAGCCAAAAGAAGGAGAGAAACGTCTTCTTACTATTGAAGACAATGGTGATTGGGGTGTTATTAATTCTGATATTCTACGAAAGTGTTTTGGCTACGGCAAAGATAAGCATACTGTAAAAAAGGGTCTGAATGAGCACAATTGTGGTCTAAAACAGGCTCTAGCTTATACTGACCCAGCAAATGCAAACTGGGTTATTCAAATTAAACAGGGTGATGTTGTCTATCAGCTAAATGCTCCATACTCACATACAATCGAATTCTTCAAGAAGTCAGCTAAGGACTATATGGGAGTCTTGAAAGATAAGAATTGTACATTTATTCAAACACTTCTAGATGATACGCAGTTCAAAACATTGTATCATACAACTGTTCCAGGCAAACCAAATGCTGACCTTCTTATTAAGCGAATGGAAAAGTACCTGGCAACATTTTGGATGATGGACGAAAGTGTAATTAAACGCGAATTCAAGATTTACTTGAATGGCGAGTATGTTGAACCGTATGATATCAAGAAGGATCCCAATGTTTCTCTGCCAAAAAACAGCCTAGCTCCAAAAACTGTGAACATTTATGACGGAATAGATGCCGATAAAGAAATTACAATCGAAATTTGGGCATTGCTTCTGTCAAATCGTTACAATAAAACAGATCATCCAGTTTATAAGAGAAATCCTGGGTATGCTGGAGCTACAATCTTTAAGCACGGACGTCTAATTAAAACTAGCATTTACCAAGAAATCTTTCAGAAACTACCAGACCACGAATATTCGGGTAATGTATTTCTGGTAAATATTACTGGAGAATCAGACTGTCTTCCTGCTACTCATACAACTAAGAATGACTTTACTAAAAAAGACCCAAAACTAGAGAAGTTGTATCAATACATTAAAGACAACGTAACTCTCATTTCGCAAAAAGATCACGGTGCTCAGAATAATAAGTGCGAAGTACAGCTTCTTAAAGACCTTCGTAAAATTAAGGAAAAGTACAATGAACGCGCAATAAAGAAGGGCGAATACAAGCTAGAAACTGAATATATGCCAGACATAACAATTAATAGCGTAAAAATTGATACTAAGGAACGTATAGATATGTTAGAGTGGAACACTAAGGATAAATATCTAAACATTATTGAAGGAAAAACCAACTATCTTACCAGTCAACACTTGCGTCAACTATACGTATATTATCGAAATCTAAAGCATTTCTCTGCCGATTTCAAGGGTTACACAATCGAGGCAACATTCATTGTTATGTTCAGACAACCAACTGACACGTATACGAATGAACTTGCATTGATTCAACATCTTGACCCAGAATTCTGTCCAAAAATTGAGACGTTCGAAGACTATTCGGTCGGACTGAGCTAAAACGGATTAAACACAATATAAGTACTTAATATCATAACCATGGATTCCACAAAATTCGAGCAAACTTGGGTTTTGTGGTATCATGACCCTGATAATCGGGACTATTCCCTATCTAGCTACATTATGATAGCTGAAATTACAACACCTGAACAATTCTGGAGCATCACTGACACTATTCCCAAAGAAGCATGGGAGTGTGGCATGTACTTCTTCATGAAGAAAGGATTTCCTCCCCTGTGGGAGTGTAAAGAAAATGAGAATGGTGGTGCCTGGTCAAAGAAGATTGATGCCTCACAAGCACAAACCAGTTTCATTGACCTAATGGTTCATTGTGCATCAGATGAACTTCTAGTAAAGAACAAGGAGACATTGGTAGGTATTTCTATCTCTCCTAAGGGACAGTTTCATATCATCAAAATCTGGAACCTGTCTACCAAGGTTTCAGATAAGTCCAATCTGAATCCTGGACTCACTTACTACAAAGTTACGGATGATGTTACTTATACTTCCCACACAGCACGTCCAAAGTAAAATACTAACAGATTATAAATGGGTGGATCACCATCAAAACCTACACTGGGTTTTACATCTTCAACTCCCGAAAAGGTAGAAGGTGGGCCAGATTACTCTATCATGTCCTTGTGCCAAAAAGATGTAAAAAAGTTTGAATACATGCTTTTTATCGGAGCAGAATTGTCCCGTCTGGTTTATTCCGATGTTGGAATCATTCATAAATCCTTAAAGGCCTTAGGTCTCTCTCCCGATATTTTAAATCAAGTTATTAGTCACTATGATAGAAAGTACTTAACCAAAAAGACAAACATAACTGCTAGAGCCAGTGGCAAGTTTGCTCCCCCAGAATCATATGAACTCCAAGCATGTCCCGATGGAATTGACCACTCTGGCCAGCCAGTACTGATACGGTATATTAGCAGTCCTACAGATACTACATGTATGGTTGTGAGCCCCAATGCTCTGAAGCCTAATCCTAATACAATTATCACCGCCAGTGACTCCATTGTAGTATTCAAGGGATCTAGCAGTTTGAGAAATTGGGAAAAGAATTTACGTTCTGTTGCTCCTGGAGACTTTGCTACTGCAATTACACCAGTTGTAAATGGAGCACCTCCTGGAATATCTCTTGCTACGGCATTTGTTGTTCCAATTGTTGAAATTTTTAATGACATTGTTGATGCTATAGCAAAGGTATCGCCCAGTGCAACTCGTATATTTGTTTTTGGTCATTCTAAGGGAGGATCAGAAGCAGAGTTAGCTGGTGCTATGTTAGCTCTAAAGTTTCCAGAAAAGGAAATTCATATCATCTCTTACGGTTCTCCTAAGATTTTATATCCTAATTCAAAAGATGCATTTGACAAGTTCTTTTTTATGGATAAACAAGGAAGGTTTACCTTAACTCGTGTTGAATCTGTTGGCAAAATAGTTGGTGATACTGTCACAGACAGCCCTCCTACTCTGGTTCACCCTGGGTGGGGAACAAAGACTGATACTTTAGATTCTTTGCGGGCACAAAATGGCATTAAACCAGACGGCTCAAATAAAAGAAATGCTGCTACATGGCCCTTTAATGAACCAATGAATTTAGGAGATATTGCAAATAAATTAAAGCTAGATGCTGAAGTTCAGAAAGTAATTGGGGAAGTTCCCACTGTTGCTAATCCTTCTCAAGGTGGAGCAAACTATCTAAGAGTAAAAGGATCTAATTGGGCACCAAATCCTCATATGGAATATTTTGGAATGTTCTTCTTAGGTTCTCAGCGTCTAGCAGGTATGGGCAATCCAGCAAAGACATCAAATACAGGAACACGAGAAGGCCGCGAAGGTTCAAATGAAAATAAAACTTTTGTAGCAAACATTTTTACTGATTGTACAAAATATCAATATGTTCCTTGGCAAAGTAGAGGAAGTGTTCTAGATATTGCAGGTGATGCTCAGAGACTCGGCGAGCATGCTGTGAAACAAGGAGAGTTAATAGTTGGAGATCTCCGAAAACAATATCTTCCAGGAACTGCTCGCGGATCTTCTAGACGTAGAACACCCCGTAAACGCAAATCACGACGAACTACGCGTAAGTAAATACGCTTGAAAACCAGAGGAAAATAAACAGTAACCAAGACAGTAAAAGCTTATTTTAATACAACTTATCGATATTCCAAAATAAAGTCCTAATAAAATTGAAATAGCCGCATTTATGCTACCTAATATTCGTAGATATAATTTACGTTTACTAGACTCTTCTGTCACAAATAGTGGTTCTAGGTACATCGTTGTAAACCAAACAGATATATAGATAACATCATAGATAGTTAATATACTCCTAGATGAAAAACTTACAAGCAAAAATAATGGTGTTAGCCACAGTAAAGATGTTTCATATGGGTGATTCCACTCATTCCAATTGTTTGCAGCATTCAACCCATTTGCAATAAAATCAAACAATGCAAAATTGAAATCGTTATATGAAAGAAGTGTTAATATAATCCATTGGGACCCTTTTAAAATTTCTTGAGCATGTTCACCGATCATACCATTGTCGTTCAAGTCGTCGTAGACTTTACATAACAATCCTCCTAAAAAAGCATACAGGTATTCCATTATGCTTTTTTAGTTATTATAAATACCTGGATTTATACTCAATGGAAAAGGAAGAACTAATACGACTGTTAAAAGAATGGATGATTTCTGCTGTAACTTTTCTGTACAAATGGTTAACTACTGATGCAGAAATTCTAGGTTACATTTTGGCAGTGCTACATATTCTTGTATCAGCAACTTTAATCATCTGTACTGGACTTGCACATACTGTGTATCCAGTATGGCAATTCAAACTGGGTTGTTATGTCTTTATGGTGCTGGTATGGTTACAGCACATATTTTTGAATGTTTGTATCTTTACAGTTGCTGAACTGAGTTTAAGTTTAGTTCCTCCGTCAAATATTTACCTTTCATATTTTTATAGCAAAATATTGGGAACCAGCTTGTCTGAGGCAATGACCAGATTAGTTATGGGAGAAACAATAGGAGTGTCCTGTTTTACTTTAGAGTTGGTTTCAATACTCATGAACCATATTTATAGTCTTTACGATATACAATTGTAATGTTCAAAAGACATCCTATCTATTTGATTACACATCTGATCCTGGGATTTCTTGGTTACTTTTATCCTCAAGTGTTATATGTCACCTTAGGATACCAGCTTTTTCAATATGGTATAGATAAACGTATCTTTCTCTTTGAAGGTGTCATCAAATCTGGAAATTCGCTAGAGCATACTGCTGTAAAGTTGGGTGAAGTCGGGTTAGGATACATTTTAGCTATGCTGTACATGGCATTAAGCAAAGCTTGATTTCACCCAAATTTGCTACCACATACCTGATCATCAGAAACCAACCATTCTTCATGTGAACCTCCAAGTTGTTACACAGGTTCGTACATTTGGTAAACAGAACCAGGTGAGGCAAAGAAAACTGACCACTGACAATCTCCTCAGAAGACTTTTTGTGGATATTGAAATCAGCCTCTCCATCTCCCATTACAGTTGTCCTGGATGCAAAGTGTCCCTTACAGTTGAAAGTCAACGAAGAACCAACATTCGTAATCTCAACAGTTTTTGCAGAAAGAAGCGTCATGTCTCGACAGATCTTCTGAAAGTCAGACGAAGGCATTGTAATACGCGTGCTGAACTCAGTATCGGGGAGCTGAAGATCTGGCTCATCTCGGTCGAGAAGCTTTAGCTTATACTTATGAACCTGCTTCTTCTCACTGTTCTCCATCAGGATACCCAGCGAATTAGGATCATCTTTGTCAACGTAAAATGACAGAGTGTCGTCATTCGTTGCAGTACGCACAACACGATACAGGTGGTCAGTGTTTACGCCAATGACAAACTTCGGTGTATTGTGATTATAGGAATACTTCTCAAACTTATCTGCATGTAGACGGAGATGAACCAGAACTGTACGAGTGTTATCCATTGCTACCATTCGGATACCATCCTTGTCAAAAAGCAGAGACATCTCAACTAGAATAGAACGAAGAGCCTCGATAAGAGTACGGACAGCTCCCGTCTGAACTGTCTTCGCTTCAACGGTGAACATTTCTATTTCTTCTGTTAGTGCGTTTAAGTAGAAAAATGGCCTTTCGGCTTATCAATAGTCCAGCGATTTAAGCTCATTATTTAAGGAAACAACCTTGTCAGATGCCTCCTTAATTAGCCAAAGAGTGTTGGGGTTATCCCCGTACCTTCTTTGTAAGTCTGCAAGGCACTTTTCAGCCCTCTGGATCTTATGCGGAAGTTCCATAATCTGAAAGCGTAACTTTGTTTCCTCGTCGTTCTTGGTGAGCTTTAACACGTAGTTCTCCCAGCCATACTTGGCTATGAAGTCCATGTGCGTAAAACACATGGAACCTGAACTGCCACTGTGGCCGATGTAGCTGATCCCGTTAAGAATCTCGGAAACCCAACCTGGGTTTTCGCCAAATAAATAACCACCGTCGCCTGGGATAAAATCCTTCATCTTTTCCCAGAGGTTTAGTTTAGACACTGTTTCATAAATGTCTGATAACATCACTGCAGTTTGAGTATCCAGAAAGGAGAAATCACCTGCAGGGTAGGTTGTCATTTTTTCATTTATCTTCTTCTTTTTAGACTTTCCGTTTTACTGTGTTCTACGACGCATAGTATGATGTTTCTTTGCAGAGACAATACGTCCGTGCTTATTTTTAATTAAGTCCGATTTTGTCAGACCTCCGGGTGTCTTTTCTGCAGAACCATTGAAAACCATTCTACGTGAGCCAACTTTCAATGTTTTGTGAGGCATGTTTATTATTAAACGATAAAAAATGCAGAAATTCTGTTATTGTGTCTCTAGCTGTTTGATAACTTCTTCTCGCCAGGCTACGGCATCCTCAACGGACATGCCTTCTGGACGAACCTTTTCAAGTTGCCTCCATGCCCATATTGGCTCCTTTCCTTCTTCTCTTTTGATGAGAAGGATGCGCCAGACTTCTGGTCCTGCAGATTCTCCTGTGTTATAGTTACAGGTTCTTTTGGCAGCTAAAGGTTTCCCTTCCTTCTCCTCTGTCCATCCTTTCATGCGGACAGCTTGGTGGAGATGTACTCCTTCTAAACAAAGCACATGGCCTGGATCTTCATCACCACTCGAACGCACTACAGTAAACCCCCTGGGCTCAGTAAGTAATGAGACATTGTCAACGGGTATTGCATCTGCAAATCTTACAGAGTAAGCTCCCATTTCCTAATCAACAGCAATCTCTGTAAAAAACAGTTCCGTTTTCAAACCGTATGAAATAATTCTTTATTTTTAATAGACGTTAGAATAAGAATGAGCTTATCAGCCAGGATTAAACCTTTTCAACTTCCTAAATTTACACAACAAAAAACAAATGAATCAAAAATTAAGTGGCCTGTTTCAAAACAAATTCTAGATTGTGTAGGACTATTGACTACATCGTTTGAATTGGAAAATGGGAGATTAAAACTGTTTTTAGATAGAACTCTCCCAACATTACACAAAGTAAATTTAGACTTTGTATTTTTTTTAAATAAAAATGTTGATATTGAACATCTCATAGCGCCATATAGGAAGTTTTTTAATGTTACAGTTGTAAGTCACAACATACCAGAAAAAGATGATGTCAGAATCGAAGGCCCGAATATCCTAGAGTATGGCGGTTGTTCTGGTCCAAACATACATTTTTTAAAGTCAGCCAGGTATTGTAAAAAGTATAGCACAACTCTGTTTTTAGAAACAGATTGTATTTTACAAGAAGGATGGTTGAATGCATGTATAAATTATGTGAGATGTTCTGGTACATTTTTAATTTCGGGAGCAACGTATGATGGATTACTTAGGATACCACCTAGATTTTCAGCATTATTTTCTCACATCAATGGCGTTGCATTTTATAATACCATGAGTCCATATCTCGAAAAACTTTTAGAAGAAACAGAAACTTATATAAAAGAATCAGCTAAAAAACAAGTTATGGTTCAATACGATGTTGGAATAGTACAGTGTATTGAAAATAGACTAAACATGGATGCCGACTATGATTATTGGAATTTTGTGTATCGTCAAATTATTAAGAATACACTAATAGTCAACTATTCTCTTCCTTTCGATAAAAACACTGAAATACAAGACATCTTATTCAAATTCCCAAGTGCAGTAATTATTCACAAGAAAGACTGAAGCTCTGCTTCATGCTCCTCTATTCCTCCATGCGACCAATACTGTTTTAATTTCCTCCATATCGATCTTCCATTGCCATTTTTTGGATGGTCTGGAGACATAAATACGTATTCACTTTCCTGGTATTTATGACAATAAAACCCGTACCATTCAAATTCTTCAAATACAGTCGCCAGCTTCATGAAATTTGGACGAATTGGGTCTTCGACACTTATATTTAAGAGATGAAGACGCTCAACACAATATTCTAGATACGACTTACCATGATATTCCATAAATTTATTACTTGCTCGCTCTAGTGCATTTTTTGTAAAAATGAATGGGTTACCATTTGCCATGTAATATTTATCTTGAATTTCTTTGGATTGGTCTTCATATGATTTTTTCCATACAATCCACTCTCCTCCCTTCTCTGAACTTTTATTTTTTACTGAAAATCTCCAAACAATTTTACCATCTGTAAAAATATCTTCCAGGGTTACAGTTTCTGTAAAAATACAATCAGAATCCAGCATCATCGCGTATGGAGTCTCAATATCTTTATAACATTCTAGTTTTACAACCATTTGTTTAATATAACCATTAATGTCATAATGTACCGGAATTGTTTTACATTCTACGTCTACTTCTATAAGTAATCTAGCTAGTTCCTCATAGCATACATCGTGGCAGTAAATAAGAAGTTTATGTTTAAAAGATATGTATTTTTTTATTGATAACAAGCTATATTTCAGCCACTTTAAATCATCGCGATATGTTTTATACACGATAGTAATGTCTGACATTTGTTATTAACCAACCCCTAATTTTCCTCCCTCATACCGTATTTATCACAAATAAGAGATAGTTTTATCCCTTATTTGTGGAGTTTCCCCCTTTTCTTTTTTTTCTTAGTTGCTGTATGCCAGACCACCCATACCAGACATCACACGGAGCACGTTGTAGTTCAGAGCGTACACGCGAACCTGGGCAGTGCGGAAGCCAGTCACGGTGTTCAGAGACACAGTTAGCTGGAGAGTTGCCTTGTCGATACGAGAGAAGTTACAAGTGCCAGAAGGCTGGTGCTCCTCGGGGCGGAGAGCAAAGCTGTAGCAGTTGATACCCGTAGAAGGCGTACGGCAGTGGTGCTGGTAAGGCTGCACACGGTCGAAGTAAGAGCCCTCGCGCTCCGTGAAACGGTCCTGGCCGTTGAGCTGTAGCTTGCACACCTCAACAGGGTTCTTGCCCTCGCAACGCACACCAGAGTCCAGAATCACCTTGGCGAGCAGGTAGTTCACACCGTTATCGAAGTCTGCCTCCTGACCATCACCAATGCTGTTGCTGTTTGCTGCATCCTCAGAACCATACGTCACCTGGCCAGGGTAGATGGTGGAAGAAACACCAGGAGCCACCATGCCAGTGAGAGAGCCACCAAGAAGGATGGTGTTAGTGGGGGAGGTTGTGCTCGTGCCCTGAGAGAGGAGAGACATGATGATACCCTCCGTAGAAAAGTCATCGGAGTAGTTGAAAGGCTGCTGGCCACCAACAGAGGCAATCCAGCCCTGGAAAGAGCAGTCCACAAAGGAATCACGCTGCACAACCCACTGGAGCTCCTTCACAGGGTGGTTAAAGTTCAACTGAATCTTGTTGGAAGAGCTCGTGATGGACTCAGCACCCGTGAACTGAACCTGCTCGATGAGGTACTCGTGGCTCTGCTGGGCAAATCGGCGACGCTCCTCCGTGTCCAGGTACACGTAGTCAATGTACAGAGATGCAGCGGCAAGGGAGAGTGCATCGGGGCGGCAGGGCTGGGTGTAAGACCCAGTACCGCCCTCAGCGTATACGCAGTTCTCCCACGTCTCAAAGTCCACGTTGATACGCACCTCGTGATACTGGAGGGCAATCAGGGGAATGGCCACACCAGGGTTACGGCAGAACCAGAACTGGAGAGGGATGTACAGAGTCTTAGCGGGGGTACCGGCACGGGCCACGCAGGAGAGAGTCGTCTCCTGGGCAGAGCAAGTGGCATCCAGAGCAACACCACTTAGCTTCTTCAGGAGCACAAGGTCGTGCGTGTTACCAACGAGAGCATCGAGTGCCTTGGTAGAACCAGCCTCAGTAGAAAGCTGGGTCCAGATCTGCATCCAGTCACCATACTGGCGGTCAATGCGCTGGCCACCAATCTCAACCTCAACCTGCTTGATTAGGCGGTGACCGATGTAGTTCACCCAGCGGAAAGCCTTGAGTGCAGAACCACCACCAGTGGCACCACCAGAACTCTTGAGCTCAACCTGGGGCAGTACCACCTGTACGTAGGTCTTGTACATCAGATCAGCGTTACGGTTAATTACTGCAGTTACACGCTTGTTGAAATCAGCCTGACCGTTGAAAGTCACCTCAATGGACTCCATAGCAAAGTTGGTGTGGCGCTTGTATAAAATCTTCCAGAAGGTAATCTGAGGATTACCAGAAATATAGATGTCCTGTGCACCATAAGACACAAGCTGCATTAAACCCAAAAACCCTGGAGTAGTATTCCAACATACTACTCCAAAAACAAGCTCTCTGTAATACGTGGATGTTAACACGTACAACTTCCTCTTGTTAACCTCCTTTCGGAGTGGACGGACTATATTTTAAGCTTTCGCCCACCGACATTTAGTCTCTGAACTGCATCCGTGCTTACGCGACGGACTTGGCTGCGGATTATCCCTATTCAACAGCATTATTACCATACCCACCAAGTTTCCCTGGGGTGTCCGTGTATGCCCTTTCGGGGATAGGACGGTAGCTGTGACTTCACAGGAGTTTCCCGCAATTTGACGGTGTTGCCCTGAATAACATCGGACTAGCAGTGTATTTAGACACTACTCTTGGCAGCAGTTTATTTACCACCCATGTTTGTTTATGTCTTACAGCGAGAAAATTTCTCTCGGCAAAATTTGCGAGGTCGTCTCACTTTAGCGAATCACGTTTGTTTACAGCACTTTCTAATGTTTTGTGCCAGGAGCGGTGTTTTAGATTAAGTTTATTGATTCTCAACATAAAACCATTGATGTATTTTGTTATATAAAGTTCACCAGTTGTAAAATTTGTTTTCCATGCAGTATCCTTCCGATTATCGCAGTTTTCTTGAGATGTTACCCATCGAAGATTTGTATAATTATTATTTAACTTATTACGATCAATGTGATCAACTTGAAGGTCTTCGTTCTTTTCTAGAAAAGCAGTGGCAACTAGTCTATGAATTTGAAACCAGAACTTTTTACGATTTCCGAGTTTACGTATTCCTATTTGCATGTATCCATCACGGTCTATTTTTGGAGTCAGAAGCGTGTTTTTTTGCTACATTTCGAATACATCCATCTCTGTTAATCTGGTATCTTCCTTCAAAACCTATAATATCTTTCCACATTTGTTAAAGATATTAAATCTGAATAACTAAATCCATTTCTGTTTAATAAATGAACGTCTGGCTGTACCCGACGGCGAATGCCATTCTGAACACTTTCCTTCGTTCTATAGTTCTGATTTTATTTATGGTTTTTGGGCTAAAAACAAGCATATACTCTGCTTACTGGGGAGCTATTGTTCATGATACAATTTCATTAATTATGATTTATCCTCTAGTTTAATAAATCAAGCAAGTTCCCGCCTTTAAAATTGTATACGTTTTCTAGAATCTTATCAAACGTTCCAGTGGGAACCAGATACCATTTATTATCAGCACCAGGCAAACAGGCAAACAAAATCGATTCTGTACGGTCAGGTTGTAACGTACATTGGATATGGGCGTGGAGGAAAGGACATACGCGCTTGGCTCCATCTGAGCATTCAAATAAAACATATTTATCAAAAAATGTAAATTTATATACTTTGTTTTGCTCATGAATGTGTGGTAAACTGGTAACTGTAAACATTTTGTATTGTTATGTTAGTTACCAGTAGACCCAAACCCACCTGCCCCCCGATTATCAGGAGGACTTGGAAGATCATTCTCGTTCTTAACAATTATGACTTCGTTCCATGGCATAAAATTACCCTGGCAGATTTGGAAAAGTCTAGTACCCCGAAGAACATCGTAATCGTCTAACGACCTATTACCAATCAAATCAACCTTTGCTTTAACATCTCCACGATATCCCATATCAATTAGTCCAATTGAATTTGCCAAGCGGAAAGGTGTACCAGAAAGAGAGGAACGAGGCAGAAGAAGGCAAGGAACTGGGCGATTATCATGTGTTGCAGCAACCTTGATATTTAAGTTAAAAGTATGAAGAGGAATGTTGGGATGTACCTGTTCCTCTAGCATAGGTATGTCAAATCCAGAATCAGTAACACGTCGATTGCTTTCCGTATACATCAATATGTTACGTAACTCATTGTTATCCGTATAGATGTACAATGTGCTCATTTTCTTTTTACATGTTAGTTGTCTATAAACCAAAATGGAGTTTGTAATGATAATCTGGACTGGAGTTTCTATAACATTTGCCGTTATTATGCTACCTTTAGCGGTTTGTTCTTTTCTAGCAAAACGACAGACAACACAGCAAGAATCTGAACCGCCAACAGCTTCAGAGAATTCATCCAAGTCAAGCGACCCAGAAAATAATTCAACAGAACCCCAAGAGGTGTAAATAATCCATCAGATTGTCCATCGGCAACAAATAGGGCAGAAGCATATGCTATACCAACTACTATTGGATTTGCATGTGTGAATATAAGAGATGCCGAGATGAGTAGAGCTCCTACATATTCTAAAAGAAAGCCACGTATCATTTATATGATCTATTTCAAGAAAGTTTCCAGGTTATTAGTGGAATATCCATATTGAAATGTAACTGCTACTTCAGGTAAAGTAATCTTCTTATGTAAATCCACATCTCTTATCCCGTGCCAACGTAATGGATAAAATACAGAAGAATCGTACAATGCCAACGGAATTTCACGTTGATGCCTAATAACTAAATCAGTAATCAACTGAGGCCCAACCGAAATCCATGCTAGTTGTGTCATATCGCGCTTTGGAATTTCTTCAATACATTTCTGGATAAATTTAGACTCTTTCACAGCAAATGTTATAGCTCCACAGACAAGTTTACCATTGACCTCAAACCCAAATGCACAATCAGTATGAAATTCTTTAATTATCTTTTCCAATTTTGCTTGATTTACAATAACCATATCGGCATCAATGTATAATCCTCCATGTTGAAAGAGTATTTCGTATCGTAAGATATCTGACTTACCATTGTAAGTTGGCTCCTTATCATACCATGAACGGTTAACCATTTGCATTTGAGACACTTTCTCGTCATCCCATAGCACATACTCGTGTCCATACGCTTTAGCAAAGTCTTTTACAGTATCCATCCAGAGATCAGGACGCTTCTTAGGTCCAATCCAGATTTGATGAATAATCATTTGCTATTTAAGTAGTGCTGTATTTAAACTTATAAATGAAGACAATTCTATTTTTGTTATACAATGACGAGGACATCCGTGCATTTAACCATCCAGGTGTAGTACCGTTAAAATTAAACCAATCTGAATACTTTGAGAGCGAAGTATTCAGAATGTTAGAAGATGTTCCTGAGGCAGATAATATTGGATTGATTACGCCATCTATATTTAAGAAAGTTCCTGGAATTACACTTGAAAGACTTTTTGAATTAAAACCAGATCCAATATCAAAATTATTATTATGGTTACCCCATATTCCAACCGATATTTTAGGAGAGCGCTATCATGGAACAAACTATACTTGTTTGATGTTGTGGTTATTAGAAGAGTTAAAGATTTCAACAGATATTATTGGTAAGTACCAGGGGTTTTATTCAAACTTATGGGTTGCTAAACGAGACTTTTTTGTGGAGTATTTGAAGCTTGCAAAGAGAGCCATTACAGTCATTGACAATGCTCCTCCTCATATAAAATATCTGCTTGCTTCTAATCCTAACTACCCGGGAAATCTTGTACGAACTGGAATACTGGAGAAGCGTTTTGGGAAACCGTATTATCCATGGCAACCATTTTTAATGGAGCGGCTTATATGCGTATATGCTCATATTGTTACTGCTTAATTCGCAAATAAAGGGTTTCCAGGGATTTTAAAGGTAAGATGATACAATAATAAATGGTATCATGGGTTGCAAGAAAGGGTATAAATCACGAGCGTGTGAAAGAGCTTCTTAACCATTCAATTGAGAAGAATCATTTTACAAATGGCAGCCCTTTAGTAGAGATGCTTGAGAATAGAACACGAGAAATTCTAAAAATAGAAGATTCCAGAGCAATTATATGTGTGTCTAACGGAACTGCAGCCATCTGGGCTACAGTTGCTGCTATTGAGTTATATCATTCAAGAGACATGATGGTTTGTACACAGTCATTTACATTTCCAGCATCTGCCCAGGGTTATCTTGATAACGCACGTATTATTGATATTGATCATGATGGAGGCATAGATCTTGAACTAATTGATCCAACTTCATGCGATGGAATCATTGTTACAAATGTATTTGGAAACATTGTTGATATCTCTAAGTATGAATCCTGGTGTACGATACATGATAAATTTCTTATTTTTGACAATGCGGCTACATCAAACACGTTTTATAAAGGCCGCAATTCTTGTAACTATGGTACAGCTGCAACCCTGAGTTTTCACCATACTAAACCTATAGGATTTGGCGAAGGAGGGTGCGTGATTATAGATAAGAAGTTTGAAAGATCGTTTCGAAATATTATCAATTTTGGCATTGATAATACATCACTGCTTGGTAAGTGGCACAGAAAGGGTGGAAACTATAAAATGTCTGATCTACAGGCAGCATATATTATTCAGTACCTGGATAACTTTGATATTATTGTCAATAAGAAAAACGATGTTTACGGCTATTTTGTCAACCGCATTTCTGACAGATCAGACATTAAACTTTTTCCAAATTTTTCCGACGGGCTTCCATTTGTATCCTGTATTAGTATACTTATTGATAAGAGCTCAAAAGTGATGAAAACCCTTTTAGATAATAATATTTATTGCCGCAAGTATTATACGCCACTAACACCAGGACCAGTTGCGACTGATATTTATAACCAAATAATCTGTATTTCTTGTACAGATGATATGACGAAGGATGATATTGATAGAATTATTCGTTTAATATAAACGTTAAGGCATAATTAGGATTAATGGAACTAATTCCTGGATTCTTGCAAGGTGTTACAAGAGTGTTAATATCATATCCGTTTGATTACATCAGAACAAATCTTCAATCTCAAGAATACACTACGATACGATCTTACATAAAACAAAATAATCTGTCAATACGAAATGCTTATAGAGGTTGCACACTTCCGCTTATAACTGTACCAATAGACAGATCTTTACAGTTTTTTATTTTTGAAAGAATTAGCAAGGATAACTCGATAATAAAGGCAAGTATTATCTCATCAATTATCTCTTCGATATACTCCGTACCAGTTAATTTTCTTTCCACGCAATTGATAACAAGCCATAAGCGTCTTACTTTGAATGATGTACGAACATTTATAAATCAATCAAAACACTATACCGGGTTCAGTGCTGACCTTTCTAAATCATTTTTGGGCTCAATGCTGTACACATCAATATACGGATCCTTAAGAAAAAATATACATAAAGACAACCATAATTATTTCATGTTTGGCACAATAACAAGTATTGCATCCTGGTCGGTTATTTATCCATTAGATACCATACGTGTTATTAAACAAGTATCAAATAAGTCATACCTTAATATACTGAAGACATCCAGTATTAAAAGTTTATATTCTGGGTTCTCTATAATTCTTGCAAGATCTGTTCCATCGGCTGGATGTGGTATGGTTGTTTATGAAAAATCAAAGCAGCTCCTTCTCTAATTCTAGAATCTTCTTTGAACGTTCTTTAATAAATTTAGCGGGTGTTCCTACATAAATACCCCAAGGCTTACACTCTTTCGTTACTAGTGAATTTGCACCTATTGCAACTCCCTCATTAATCATAGCTCCAGGCAGTATAATAGAGCCTGCACCTATGATAACATGTTTTTCTATAAGAAGTTTACTGCCATAAACATTTCGAAATTTTGCTGGTATTGTAGGCCCAATCAAATAGTTACCGCAATAAGAATCTGATTGTGTATATATTTTACATCCGGATGAAATATTTGAAAATGAGCCAGCGTAGAACCCTAAATTGCCCCATATGTACACACCTGCTGCAATATGTATATTATCTTCTAAGATAAATGGCTCTGACCCGCTGGACAGAATACAGAAGTCATCAATCCGGACATTATTACCAATGCTAATATTTCCAGGATTGTTTAGTCTTGCGTGGCGACTGAGTAGTACATTCTTACCGTATTTTTTTAGACCTAATGATGCTAATTCAATCGCGTTGTAAAAACTCATATTTTAATAAAAGACGATCTGAATATATAAATGGAAAAACTCATATTTGATGAAGATATAGCCGAGTTTAGATCAGGTCCCGCAAAGTTTGGAATTTGTATGGCAACATACCAGCGTAGGAGTGGTAGGACTCCGGCTTACTTAAAAAGAAGCTTGGATGCGATACTTAGTCAAACGGCTACAAATTGGCATCTTTACCTGGTTGGAGATAAATATGAAAATAATGATGAATTTTTGGCATGTATAGCATCATTTCCCAAAGATAAGATAACATACACAAATTTAACATCTGCGCATGAAAGAGAGAATATGGCTAAGGGAAATGATTTATGGAAGGTTGCTGGTTCTAACGCATATAACCACTGCCATAAAATGGCGCTAGATGATGGATGTACATATATAGTACATCATGACGATGATGATTTTTTCAGTAATAAAAAAATACAAATATTGAACTACACATTATCTTTACACCCAGAGCCAATATGTATATTTCACTATAGCAAGCATATGAACTGTATTCTTCCTGGACAGAAAGTTGATGGAATAAAATCAACTCTTGAAACTATTCAGTATCTGCCATCGCCATGCAATTTAAACCATTCCTCTATAACAATTCATAAGTCTATTGCGTCATCTTTTAAATACGACGGGTTTAGACCTGGTAAGATTCACTATGAATGTGGAGATATTCAACTTATAACCTATATACGAAATGCTGTACTTACCGATCCTAAAAAATACACAGTTTTTGTTCCTCTTGTACTTTGCGTCCACGACGTTGAAGGCCAGGGATAAATTAAATTTTAATCATTATAAAGATGGAAGTGCTATCAGCAATTGAAGAAAATACTCCCACGACAAGTGGTATTGTTAAAACTATCGCAGATTCAATGGCTGGTAATACATTTCATCATCATTTCCATATTCTTTACACCCTTCGATCCTTAATAAAAAAAGACGAGGCTATTTATACTGAAATTGGTACATTTAACGGAGGTTCTCTTTGCTTGATGTTACAACACCCATCCCAGGTAAAATGTATATCAATTGATCCATTTCATCTTGATAGAACTACAATTGATATTGTAAATAAAAATATTACTAAGTTTAATATTCATAAGTATGATGTTGAGCTTACTAAAAAATTTTCAACTGATAATAGTCTAGTTGAAGATCTTCGTTCTAGAAATTTTAAGACAGACATTTTGTTTATAGATGGAGATCATACCTATAGTGCTGTAATACATGATTTTACTGTTTTTAGTGAATTTGTAGCACCAGGAGGATTTGTTGTATTTGATGATTATCACGATGCCATTCATAGCCCAGAAGTTAAACCAGCAGTTGATGCCATTGTTAAAAATATTCGCGATAACAGTCTTCCGTTTGAAATAATAGGTAGCCCTCTAAATTACTATAATGTATATCCATCCGAATTTATTCATCTTAATGAGTTTATTATAAGGAAACACTATGAGTAGACACCTTACCATCATTCATAAATTTTGTATAGTGTTCAATGTGTTCCGGATAAATTTGAAGTGCCATTGAAAAAATTAGATTACCTTGTAAATGTTTAATATACTCGTTGTATACATAATCTGAAATTTTACGTTTCATAGGATGAGTAATATTCCAGCCAATATACTTTGCAGAAACTACCGGAGTATCTGCCAGATTCGTTCCCTTTTCTGTTAAATAGGTAACATATTCACCGGCTGAAATTAATATCTTATCAAAATTATATAACCATCTCTCATTTTGTAGACTTCTTTTAAGTTCCTGATGTATAGTATTTTCAACTCCCGAATACCAACCAGATGTTAAGTATAATGCCTTATCATCTGATTTTTTTGAAACAAAATCGCTATAATTTGAATCTAAGGCTACAACATTAGAATCACAGATAAACGCATATTTAAATTTTGTTGTATCAATAAATCTTTCCGGATAGCAATTGATTTCAGCAATAACCTTTCTTTTTTCAAAGGGATCACTTATACCAACATATTTGTTTACAAAAATGGTATCCCATCCCAGGGCTTTCGCTTTTTTACAACTATCAGTTGAATCGGTAATATATAAACATTTCATATTTTTTGGAAGTTTACTAGGTATTCCGCCTATTTTATCATAATTGAATAAATTTTTGAATATAAAGCAAGTATCAGTCATTACTATGCTCTTATAGTATTTTTCTCACAAAACGAGTCCGCAAATTTTTGGGTACATAATCGCGTCTAAAACTATAAATTAAAGCTCGTGTAAATACTTAAAACAATGGATTTGATCGAAGGAAAAACTTATTATCTTTATGGATTTAGCAGTTGTCCTTCCATGGAAACTGTAACAAGAAGAAGATTTGTTGGACTACACAATGGCCAACCAATGTTTTACAATAAGAAGTTTGGCAATGTGGTCTATAGAACAGACTTATGGTATATTACTCGAACACCAATCTAGGAACAATGTGCATTGCCTCTAGTTCCTGACACCATAACTTCATAGCATAAGGAATTGTCTTCATCTCAAACTCAGTTTGGACTCCACATGTACCACAGTCGTAAAGGGAAGCTTCCTTGTTTACTACTGCCAGGACTCCGCAATTCTTACAGAACCCTGTGTTAAACGGATCTGATACATCCATCAATCTCTCCTTGGTAAACATTGCTGTTCCGTGGGAAAGCATACAATCACGTTCCATCTCACCCACACGCAGACCACCATCCCTGCTTCGACCCTCGCAAGGTTGACGAGTCAGCGATACAATTGGTCCTTTATTTCTTGAATGAATCTTATCGGACACCATGTGCTTGAGTCGCTGGTAGAATGTCGGACCCATGAAGATTTCTGCCTCCATCATCTCACCAGTCTGACCATTGTACATGATCTCATTGCCATACGGATGCATACCAAGCTCTATCATATGCTTGCGCAAATCTTCGATCTTCAAATGAGAATATGGTGTTCCATCACCCATGGTTCCTTTCTCAGTACAAATCTTGCCAAACATGGTTTCCATCAGCTGAGCAATTGTCATTCTAGATGGAACTGCATGAGGGTTCATGATAATATCTGGACGCAGACCAGATGCCGTGTATGGCATATCCTCCTCATTCAGGATGATACCACACGTCCCCTTTTGTCCGTGTCGGGAACTTACCTTGTCTCCAATTTCTGGAACACGTTCAGATACAGCTCGTACCTTGATGAACGGATATCCATCTGAGTTCTTATCTTGCCAGACACCATCAACACGACAAGCTTCTGCTCCCTTGTGAGTTGTGCTCGAATCCCGGAATGTATAACCGTGAGAATCCGACTTCAAATTGGTTACCTTGCCGATAACAATATCATTTGCTTGGATGATAGAGTTTACTGCAGGCATACCATTCTCTTGAATTGCATGATAGGATGAATTTTTGTATCCACGAGTATTCTCACGACGTGGCTTGGCAAACTTCTCCTCCTTGCCAGAAGCTACATTGCGATGCTCTTCGTCTTTATAGATGGTGTAATACAGTGATCTGAAGAGGCCACGGTCCAGTGCTCCTTTGTTCAAGATAACTGAATCCTCCTGGTTGTAGCCTGAATAGATTCCAATAGCAACAATAGCATTGTAACCAAATGGCATTTCCTGGATTTTCATTACGTTCATCATGCGTGTTTCCACGAATGGACGCATAGGAGAACAAAGCACATAACCATTCTTATCCAGGCGCTTCGAATAGTTCTTGGCATACAATCCCATTGCTTGCTTACCCATGGCCGACTGATACGTATTACGAGGTGACTGATTGTGATCAGACATCGGAATTGTACTAGCCATGTGACCTAGCATGAGTGATGGATGAATCTCGCAGTGAGTATGTTGGGCTGTTAACTCCGATGGCATCATTGAAATACGAACTGTATCTGACTCTGCAGAGTCAATGTACTCAACATTCGTCTTCACCCAGTCATTCCAATCAGATGAATCTGGCTTGGATAGAATTGCTCCATCTTGAACCCTGAACAATGGACGAACAATACGACCACCGTCTGTTTCAATACTGATCTCCTGCTTAGTTACACTCCAAGTAATTCCAGAATGAGGATGGAGAACAAAGTTGCGCTTAGCTTCCTTGAGAATGTTAAAGACCACAGCTGGCTTTTGAGTGTAAGCTACAATGACTCCGTTGATTGAAACTGGAGTTCCACCGCTGTTGCTCAGGTCAGTAATCCATTCTACTTCAGCTGTATCAATTAGTCGCATTACAATCATGGAAGGAGTATGCTGAGAGATAGAAGTCATCATTGACATTGCTTTCACAATACCAACCGAATGACCCTCTGGAGTCTCTACTGGACATACATATCCAAAGGACGTGCCGTGTAACTTGCGGGGAGCCAAGAGCTTACCCGACTTCTCCACAGGAGTCTGAATGCGTCGAAGATGGGAAACTGTTGCAAGGTAGGATAGACGGTTCAAAACTTGGGACACTCCAACCTTGGTGGCAGTAGATCCAGCATTAGCTGGGCCTACACCCTGAACCATGAAGTTACCTGTTGCCAGAGCTTGCTTGAGCTTTCCTTCGATTGTGGACACCTTGAGAATCTTGTACAGATTATTGATGTTCAGGACCTCGAGTGGGCGTGGCTCGCCTTTCTTCCAGATATCATTGTTTACCTCATGAACAAACTTGCCACGAACATCCTTACAGACCTTCTGAAACAGCTGACGGAACAAATGTGTCAATAAGGCACCAGTTGTAACCACCCGTTTATTAGGATATGCATCTCGGTCATCTAACTTAATTTTTCCCTGGGAAGTCAGAATGAGACGCTTAATCATGAGAGAAATCAAAATACACTTGCGAGACTCAAACGTCTGCTTGGATGCAGTATCTCCGCCGAACTTTACATGGGGTAGAAGTTCAGTCTCCAAAAGCATGCGTACATACTCTTTCTTGTCCTCCATACTTGTACCGTACTGGAGGTGATGAGATAGATACTCGACGGCATCATTGCGACTGTAGACCTTGATATCTGAGCACTCACGGAAGGAAGCCGTAAGCGAATCGTATTGCTCTACATTGGTTCCCCAGACCAACTTAACGATATCCTGGTCTGCCTCTAGTCCCAGGGCACGAAAGATAACCATTACTGGAATATCTTCACGAAATCTAGGGAAGCAGGCAGTTAATGGCTGACCAAATCCATTGAACTTGGTATTCAGGCGAATCTCAAGCTTCTTGGGAGGCATAGTGAATGACTCGTGAAGAGATTTCAATTCTACCGTATGTGTGTACTTTGCTGCCGTCTTCTTGGAAGCGAATACCATGATACGGTTATCTGCCACCTTCTCCTGGCACAGAATTGTACGCTCTGACCCATGGATAATGAAATAGCCAAACGGATCATTAGGACACTCGCCAAGCTCTTCATAGGAAATAGGATAGTCTTTCATGATACACAATGATGATCCAAGCATAACTGGAATCTTGCCAAGGGAAATACCCTCGAATACACGAGACTGTTCAGTGAAGGTATCCAATTTTTCACCAGCATACATGCGAGTCACAAACCGAACATCTGCAAACATCTGAGCTGCATATGTAAAGTTGCGAAGGCGTGCTTCCTGGGGAAACATAGGCTTCACACGACCAGTGGCCTCGTGAATGCGAGGCTTGATATATGTGATATTCTCGAATGTGAGTCGGAACTCGTATTTATACTTCTTTGTTACCTCATCTTGCTCATGCCACACAACGATGGGGGCAGTAGAAGATACAATCAGAGGAAGTTTATTGCGAATGAAATCTTCATAAGACTCAATTTGGTGCTCTACTAACTTTTGGGGTCCCTGATTCACGAAGAACGAACGAATTGCTTCCCAGTCCATATTGTTTAAAAGCAGTTCTACGTAAATCATTCTCTATCCATTTTTAACAAAGGAATGGACGCCAAAAAAATCATCATTCAAAAAATGGGTGATGAACCAGTACCCGAACCAAAGAAGGCTGGACGTAAAACTCTGAAGACCTTCCCACGAGGAGTTCTAAAGAAGCCATCTAAGTTTACACTGAAGGGTGTTACTGACCCAGCAAAGGCTCCGGCATTAAAGAAAGGTATGAGGAAGCATACGTTACGCATGTTAACAGAAAGGGGACATAGGAAACTTCGCAAGACAGCCAAGCGTCGTATTTCTAGCATGAGTGATGCCAAAATTCAAGATATTGTTCAAAGCAAGGGACTGGTTCGTAATTCAAAAACACCACCAGCAATTTCTAGACAAATCCTGGACAATGCAGTTTCGGCTGGATTTGTTTCCGTGTGAAATTATAATGACTAAGCTCTGGGGGCCACTTGGTTGGATGACTTTACATTCTGTTAGTTTAATATATCCAGAAAACCCTTCTCCAGCAGAAAAGCAGATTGCCTCCAGATTTTTAGATTTGTTTGCCGATACGATTTCTTGTAATCAGTGTAAGATGCATTTTAAAACTATCAGATTGTTGTATGCCTCAACAAACCCAGGATATTTGAATTCCCGTCAGGAGTTTGCCCTCTTTGGTTTTAGAGCTCACAATACAGTAAACAGACGTCTGGATAAACCATTACAGTCTACAGTAGGACATTGTCTACAAAGTTTACGAAATATTTCATCTAGATTTTCACTAGCAAATTATCGTAATTCATATCTAACATATCTATCTCATAATTGGGGTCGCGAGTTCACTGCAGAGTCATTAATTATTCTTGGAAGTGTACGAGAGATGATTAAAATTAATAATGAATACTGGTCTCCAAGAGATAGCGGAATTCCAGATTTGGCTGAAGCAGATGTAGTGACATCAATTGAACGAGATGGTGTGCGTGTTTCTTCAGACAGACTTGTATCCACGTCAATTGGGTTCAAAGGGGGCAGGCTGAAGTTAGGGCGAAACTAGGATTCCAAGGAATACTGATCCTTGGTTTCATTTCCCAATCATATTTTTTCATCCAGGGTTCTCTTGTTTCTTCGTAAAATTCATCTGGATATATAACTCTGCGTTTAGCCACGTGGAGCGACTTCGATGGCAAAATAATCTGAAGCTGATTTGTTACCTTGTAATTCAAAGGAGATGGACTGATATCTGTTTCGTATAGCTCTACAATACTTTGAATCAGTGGAGCATCTGGATAAGGATAGACCCAACCCCAGTCTAGTACCTCATTTGTCTTGAAATAATGTATTGTCCAATGAAATGTTTTCCAGAATGAATCAACAACTGGCTCCATATTTGTGACACCGTCCAAAATATGAAGTCCGTATTTTTGAACAATACAATCTGTACCTCGACCAACTATGGCTCGTTCAAATGGCTGTTTACGTAACTTGATACGTTCTTTCAGGACACCTATCTCTTTCTCTCCCGCGTAATCCAGAAAGGTTGCTCTGCCTTCTTCAGTTGTCAAGTCAGGTTTTCCAGATTTGGTGTAATACTCTAATGCGCGACCATATCCGTCCTCACGCAAAGAGAAGATACCCAAGCTCGGCATAAAATCATTCCCAAAGCAGAGTACACTCAGCGTCAAGTATTGTTCAATGTCCATTGGAAGAGTCAGAATTAATTTTTGGATGTCTAATAGTGAGAACTCAGCCTGCTTTAAAGACGGGTCATTGAACTCACCAGATTCTCGAAGAAGTGTCAATTCAGTAGATAACTTATGATTAAATAACGACAGCAAGATTAGGTCGGCATCCAAGCCGTAAATACACACACTCTTTCGGTCTTCTTCTGGTAACTTTTTAATTTCTTGAAAAATCTTATGCTCACCTTCTCCAGGTTCCTGTGTTGGCGACAAAATAATATCAGGAAACCTTTTTCGAATAGCATCTTCCAATGACCTCATATAAGGAGTGTCGGGTGAAATCTGATTACGGTCGAATGATTCTGCTTCTTTAATTCTGAAACGACGATATCTCTGCTGGACAATTTTTCCATAAGGAACAAGACCATCTAAGGCAATAATTACTTTCTTTGCTCTGAATGATTTCAATATATGACCCAAGGCATCTAATACACTTTTTATAGGGTCTGCTACCTGGAGATAGCGGTGAATCAGGCAATTGAAATCGATTCCTAGAACGTCTATATCAAGTTCTCTAGCAACTCGTGTGATTCCAGAATGACTACGTATCAAGCTAGCAAAATAGAAGGGGATGCCCATTACTATGCTACAAGTATCCCATTAAAACTCTATATAACAAATAAATGTGGCAGTATCTTCTTATGCTTGTAGTGGTTGTTGCCGTTGTCTACTATATGTATCCTCGATTCACACCAAAGCCTCCCGCCTGCTCATCATGCCCTGGGAAATCTAAGCAATAGTATAAATGCCAAAAAGGTACCTGAGACTACATGGAATTGGTGAACTGAAGAAAGGTGAGCTTCACGGTTACCATGCCAAGAATAGCAAGACATCTCGTCGCAAATCTTTAAGAAAAACGGTTCGTTCAGTAGGGGCTCTATCTACGTTCAGAAAGCTGAATGCTCTTGCAGTTTACACTAAGAACTCAGCTCCCACTAAGTCCAAGACAATCAAGACCGACCGCAACTGGGTAAAGAAAACCTTTATGAAGTAATAAATGAGACACAGCCTCGTTCCTGCACTTTTAGTCACCATGGTATACGCCGCGTTCAGAGTATATGGTACGAAGGATAGACGGTTCAGCAAGGGTCTTTTGATTGAAGCGCTCGTGTTTGCCTTGTGTTCGTTTGTAGTTATGTATTTATACCGTACGTTTTGGTTGCGCGAGGGAATGCAAACAACGTTTGGAGAAACGTGTCCAAACGGTCACGAGATGGTAGACGACCCAGTCTATCCCACACAGAAAACTTGTAAGCCTGTTGGACGCAAGACTAGGCCTACTTAGCGAAAAACTATTGTATAATACATAAAACAAATGCTCGATAAAGTTCCTCATGTTTTGGCATCCGCCCTCGTCTTTGCTCTTTTCGTCCCAGGCGTTCTTTTGACGTTGGGTGGTAAATACAGTGTTCTAGTACACGCCGTCCTGTTCGCCCTCGTCCACCAGGTCGTTGCTCGTGTTCTAGACGATGTTCTTGCCAGAGTAGGAGTTCCCACTAAGCGACCACTGTATGGTGAGGGTGGTCATGGACTACAGCAAATGTAATTTCTCTCGTTTAAAATAAAAATGTGGGCATATCTTCTTCTTACTGCATTGACGTTCTACGTAATCGCGTTTATGGTTTCTGTTCCCAGTGTTGGCCCCGTTCCCGCCCCAGTAGTCAAGGCCCTTCTATTCGCGGTAGTCCATTTTGCCATCCATATGGTTATGCGTAAAATGAAACATCGCCGTTAAAAATCTATTCATATAATAAAATGTCATCATGGTTAGTTAAGCTTCTTCTGTATTCGTTTGCCGTTTTCCTAGGAATTAGCTTTTTCTTAGCGCCATTAACTAGACAGTTTGGCACTCTATACGGAAGCGCCCTAACATCAGTATTTGTTGGACTTTTACTAGCTACAATGCATGTAAAAATAAAAGGCGCTGGGTTATAATAAATGTGGAAGTGGTTACTATTTAATAGCGCTCTTTTCTGGGTTGTATCGTACCTCGGAACGAAGAATCATGTTCATGCTCTTCTTCTTGCAGTAATCTTTGCCATTGTTCATCATTTTGTCGGAAAGAAGCTGATTGAAGGATTTGACTATAAACCAGATAGCCGTAAGACTTCCTGTGCTCCTGGTTCAGTTCCAGCCCAGAATGGATTAGATTGTAAGCTCCCGACTGATAGGTACGGTCTCTAAAAATGGATTAAAACACAATAAGATGATAACATCTACACAGCAGGCATCTGCCAGTTCTGTAGATGGTTAATGAAAACACTCGTAGCGTGCCTCCGTGGTATCGCCGCCAGATCTTGCGCGAGCAAAAAGGCAGGTGTGGAAATCCAAACTGCAGAAAAAAGCAGAAGCTGGATTGGAAAGAGTGCGAGACAAACCATATCATTCCTTGGTCTAAAGGGGGTCGTACAGTTCGTTGGAATCTTGAGGTATTGTGTATAACATGCCACAAGAACCATACCCGATCGCTCATGAAAAAGCGGTTCGCGAAGAAAAAGGTCCCAAAACACGATGTCACATATTCTAAAGTTTACAACAGCTACAGGAAAAAGAGAATGATTCTGAGGAGCTATCGCTTCTAAGAAGTCTCCAAAACGGAATTTTTATCTATAAATATACATTCTCACAACAAAATGCCAACTACTCTAGGCGATCAAGAGACTGCCATAACAAAAATGGGAGGCAGAAGTGCCTGGGTAGAACATAAAGCGAAAAACAACAGCAAACAAGTGCTGACATCTTCACGCATGGAGGCTTGTAAACAATTTCTCAAAAGCAGTCCACAAGACAGGGCGGCTTTTGAGAAAGCAAGAGGACCACAAGACGGAGAGATAGCTGCAGCAATTTACTGCTACACTTCAGGAGACAAGTCAGTCGTGGATAAACTTTTCAGTGAAAACGGGAAGTGGAAGCCAGATGACCCGTTGAGACAGAAAGTCGACAAGTGGCTGAGGATGTGGGGTTGGAAAATATAAGTGCATTGGCACCAAAACGAATTATTTTTTTACAGAAATCTTGTTCTCAGAAACAGCTCAAAATGCCTTTAGACTACAACCAAGTAGAAGAGAGAGGCACATATAGGAAGGGTGGAGAGAATATCCTGGTGTTGAACAAGCACCAAGTCAGCATGTCAGATGGAATAGAATATCGTTACGTTTACAGCATTGTTGGACAACCCGAGACTCACTATTCCGTACCATACCAAGGGAATGAGCTCGAGCACCTAATCACTACATGAATTAGCTATAGCCGAAAGGGCATTTTTACTCTAAAAACGGAAATGTATAGTAGTACGTTTGTTATTAGAAACATGGAGCCTCTAACCCGCCAATACTTGCTCGGTCTGAAAGCTCAGGTTGATGAAGAGACTCGTGTCAGAAATGTACAGAGTTATGTGAGTCAGATATGTAGCAATGTCAAACAGATAGCTACAACTACCCCGCAGACGCGTTTTCAGCAGAAGGTTGCGCCTGATATTGGTAATGCGCCCCACCATGGTTATTTCAATGTGAGGCACAGCATGCCTGATATTCTGGACAAGCTTCGAGGCGTGTTTCCAGACTCAAAGGTTGAATTCAAGTCTCTTTCTAGAGGCCAGGACGGAAAAATGTACGATATTGCAGACATTGACGAGCGGATGAAACCCTTCATCAATCCCCAGTTCAACGAAGACTTTATAATTGTTGACTGGTCGTAAATAATACGGATTTTCACGGTCCAATCTTTTTTATACAAATGGATCCACGGTCACCCAGGGCAAAAGAAATTGCCATTCAAAACATTCAACACATTGATAAGTTGATTGAACTAATTAAGAAACAAATTCCCAAAATCCCAGAAAAACCCAAAGAAGTTAATGATTTCTATCGAGTCAAAGAAGTGGATTAAATGTAAGAGTTATTATATTAGAAATGCATTGGGTATATGTTCTGGAAAGCGACGAAGGAGATATTTATGTTGGTGAAACAACCAGATTATTCCGACGGTTTAATGAGCATCAAACTGGCAGAGGAGGCTCAAATACTTCTCGGATGAATATACAGAAGTTAAAAGGACTTTATAATGTTGGAAACAATATTAGTTTTTTACACTATAAAGATGAACTAATTGAAGGTAAATATAATTGGAAATGTTCACATTATTGGGGGTCAGAAGAAGATAAAGAAAACGCTTGTCGTATCGAGAATGCTATAACAAAGCAATACATTTGTAGATTAGAAGATGCCGATAAACGATTTAGTATTCGAGGGGGTACGCTAACGACAGACCATCGTGTGGAAAACTTTGTTTTCTCGGATGAATACAGGAATTACACAGCCGAACGTCCTCTGTGCTATTGTGGTTCCCCAGCCGAAGTTAACATGAAAAAAGATAAGACTAAAATATACTTTAACTGCCCCATTTCAAAACCATCAAACTGGAACAATTTTTATGGTAAACTTGAAGTTCCAGATAGTTGTAGTTTTTATCAGGAGTTCAAACCATATTCTATTGCAAAAGAAAAATATGAACAACTCAGAAAAAGACAATACGAATTTTGGGTTTCTAAACTTCCTGAGTATGATGGAGATAGATGTATCAAATGCCAGAAGTCTGATTATACTCCGATATGGTCTGCTGGAAGAAACTATCTATGCTGCGAAGAATGTTTTCAAACACACTATGAAACTCTAAAAGGCGAATATCTTAATAAACCAAGAGATTTGAGTCATATTTTTAGCCCAGTCTAAAAACGGAATTATTCTGCACTTTTTAAGTTTCTGGTAAAAGATGCCCAAACCTGGAATCGTGGATTCGTATACCGAACAAGTGTTGAGAAAACAGTATGGTATTCTGAGAACGGCATGTATTGGAGTTCGTGAAACTATCCAGGAAACTGGTCTAGATATTCGCAATTATAATCCACCTGAAGACATTTCAGAAAACATCGTCAAGTTTATTTTGAGAAGCCAAGGACTAGATTGTAAATGGGCTAAACCTATGGGTATCATAGGAGATTTGGTATGTGATGGAAAAATGTTGGAAGTGAAAGCTTTTACATCAGACGGCCCTGCCTCCTTTGGACCTCGTAAAAAGTTTGATGGAATCTATTTTCTAGATATGCGTCAGTGGTTGGATGATAAGTTTATTCTTTGGCATGTATGTCTGACAAATGAGTCTCCTGAATGGAAGACTCTAAAAATGAATAAAACAGAAACTCATGAAGATCAGAGTTCACAAGGTAGACGTCCAAGAATTTCATTTGAAAAAATTCGCCAACAGATTGGAGAATGTTGTTCAATTATTTATGATGGTTCGTTTGAAGGGATATTTACAGCAAAGGAATCAAACGTTCTGCAATAAGTTTGACAACTGGTAGAGATACTGCATTACCAGCTAGTTTGTACAAATTGGTATCTGAAATATCTGGCAGAATATAGGTTGAAGGGAAACCTTGGAAATTGAAACACTCTCTGGGTGTCAGTTTCCGAATACCTTTTTTATCTTTGATAATTGGAACATTGTGTCCACCACCTCCCATATTGGCAGTCAATGTTGGACATTCGGAACTTTTATTTTCACGAACGTACACTCGTCGATATTGATAGACTGTATTCTCGTTTGTGACACCTTCAGAAACTAGTTTCCATGTGCTAGATTTTGGTGTATAATAATACTTTTGTGGAACATCTGTTTCCAGAAAATCAGCAATTGGTCGTTTTTCTAACTGAGGGAACTCCAACGTAAACTTATCGAAAACATCTTTAGACTTGAAACACACGATGTAAATTCGTTCACGATGTTGAGGAATCCCGGTCAATTTTGCAGTATTTAGAATTTTGTAACATACGTGATAACCACGTTGTTCCAAATTTTGTTTGATGGTTTGGAATGTCTTTTTATCATCATGAGTTAACAAGTTTTTAACATTTTCCAGGACTACACACTTGGGCTGGTGATGATCCAAAATTTCCAGAATTTTCCAGAAGACGTTAGAACGTTTATCTGCAAACCCCTCTTGATGTCCTGCAATGCTGAATGGCTGGCAAGGAAATCCTCCCGTCAAAATATCATGTGAAGGAATTTCAGATACATCAATGTCATTCAAATCTTTTAGAGTTAATGGGTGTTCGTTATTTGCATCGTAAATAGTTTTTGAATGAGATACCATATCATTTGCAAATACAGTTTCAACGGAAAATGCCTGTGAAAATGCTCCTGTTCCAGCAAACAAGTCAACTAGTTTCATTCTTGTATATTACTGGATAAGAGTAACCTGATTCGTTTTCAAACTGACACAATATACTCCCAACGGAGATAGTCACAAATTTTTTTCCAGATTTGGTCGTGGGAGATTAGTCTATCTCTGGATTTGAGCAATGGGAAGTAGACCTTGTATTCATCCAGCTCCAAGAGCTCAAAAAACTTATACAGGATGTACGAATAGGATAGGAAATTAGTTCGGTCATTCGGACAATAAAGCAAAAATGGTGCCTGAATATCCTGGAACATGGCTCTGATCTTCTCTTCAATTTCTGGAGTAATAGTGGGTGGTGGATTTCCGTTGAGTCGAGAGACGATATGTGCTGCGTGCTCATAATACTTTGATCTATTTAGCTTCTTCAAAATCTCTCGTATATCTTTCTCACATAACTCAGCAATATTTTGTATGCGTCGTTTCTTGATTTCGCATACGACTTCATTCATCACCTCAACTGGGATGATGGTACTTTCCTTTGCTTGAAATTGATTCAGGATTTCATTCAGATGATTAATCTTCTTGTAGGCATAGTTATTTCTCTCTTTAGGAGGATCACGAAAACTAGGAAAATCAGATACAACCATCATATACTCTTCCGAACCACACATCGGACATGCTAGAATACCTTCGGCAGCCACTTCCTCCCTAGCAACATTACACCGATTACAATGTTCCGTATCTGTATTCACATCATTCGACTCTGTTCCAGTACCTAGCTTCATTCTGGAAACGTACTCATCAAACATCTGCTTGCGAGATGGACCAGTCTCTACTGGGACAGTTGGAGCTAAATACTTCATGAATGTATTATTATCTACATGTTTTGATGTAACTACAGAGCTGGACTCTGATTGACCGTAATATTGAAGCATCAAATCGGCGTTCTTCAAAAAGTAGGCATCTAATTGATTTCGGTCTTTCAATTCTGTTTGTAATGTCCTCAGTTTATCATGCTTCTGGGCAAGCTTAAATATTTCTTGCTGATTCTTACCGGACTCTAATTCGCCTATTTCAATCCCTAACTGTATAATTTGGTCAGCTAGAGACTCCTGGTTAGCTTGAGAATCCCGAAGAGATGAAATGACCGTTTGATGAACAGAATCCAACGTTCCACCCAAGGTTTCATATTTTGCATCCCGACCCTTCTTTATTCTAAACATGCTGTCACTCATTTACTTACTTTTGGAGACTGCTATGAAAATAGCTAAAAACCCAATCCCAATTAAAATAGGATAAACGCCATTCGATATATCAGTAAACCCTTCCTTCGTTTCGATACATTTTGATATATCAACTTGCTTACAGATATCAGGATCGAAGTCTGGAGTCAAGTCTTTATTTAGAAATCTGGATTGAGGTCCACCACTTGTTTCACACGTGTAACACTCACAAGCAGGTGTTGAATCTGCAGATAAAGAACTAAACAAATGAACGGGATTCAGACCTTCTTCGGCATCTTCCATCATTCCAGGAATCAAACCATCAAAATCGGAGGCAATACCGCCAAGCGAACTCTTCATTGACTGAGGAAGAAGTTGGGCACCGCTGGCAACATTATTGATAAAGTTGTGTCGGGATTGAATAGATTTATCCGATGCCTCGCAAGAACCACCGGTATTCACAAAGTATCGGTTACCCAAAGCAGGTCCAGAAATCATGTACTTGATGTAACTCCCAATTGCAGATGTATTTGTAGCTATCTGACCGACAGTTCCTCTAGAACCGACACCCAACTCAGAAGGAGATTTGATATGTTCCATGTAGCTGTAGCTCGGTCCCATAACAGACTCGGTGGCTTTACCAGGGGCAGAAGCAACATCGTCCCAAATAGGATTAGACATCTTTACTTAAAGCATTGAAAACCTGTAGTCGAAAAGAACTATTTGTCATCATACAGGGACGTTGTCTTAATACTGCCAGTTCGGTCGAAGCAAATGGAAACTTAAATACGTCACAAACATACATCAATGCCAAGAAAGCGCTTCGATTAATACCACATTGACAATGAACAAACACCTTACGCGAATCTGTCTGCTGCAGGCAGTGTTTTAATGCTGCTTTAAATTCTGGATACCATGTCAGTATATTGACGTGTAGGTCATCTATTGCGTTGATACAAAAATACTTGCCTGGGAATTTTTCTTTAAACCATGAAGGAGAATCTGAATCTCCAGCACAATTGATTACATGTGTAATTTCATACTTCTTAACAAACTCGGGAGTAAGCATTCCACCAGCTCCAACCAAAATATATGGATGAAACAGAGCTGGAGGGTCAATATGGTAACCTCTGGAACTATAGCGAAGTGAACGTCTTATTGTTGGATCCATTATACTAATTATACTAATGTATTAAATAATGTCTTAATCACATATGCAAGTACCACAGATGCTCCTCCAAGAACTGCAGCACCAGTGTAAGAAACTACACCGCCATCCTTATATGCATGCGGAACATACCGCAGGGCCAGCTCACGAGAGAATGCAAGAGACATGATTCCTGCAGCAAGAAAGAAGGCAACATACCACAAAAATCCCCTTACGGACCCACGAAGAATTGAAAACTGTTGAGAATAATCTGGGACTGGTGGCTTCTGAGGCATTGTATTCAATGGAGTGCTAAAAGGGTCACCTCCACCAGTTACCATTGGCTGAAACGCAGGCGATTGGACGGGCTGTCCACCAAGAAGTTCAGATAGGTCAGTTGCTCCTTCCATGTTTATTTAGAGGAAGTGAATTGACACGACGCGTCCTCCACGCGATATTTGTAACATTTGCCATCGGCCTTGACTTCTCTGTTTTCGAACTCGGCTGGTGAGAGAGCGAGAACTTTCTGACTCGAAATAGGATGATGAAGCAACATGACTACTATGCCAAAGCCAATAATAAAGGCAAAGAGTCCGGTTGTTTCCTTTCGTTTCAGGAGCTTATCTATCATTTACAAGTACATTGAGAGAAACGGCAGACCCAGAACAAGTAACTGGCTCTGCTTGAATCCTCACACAACCCGACTTGGTATAGAATGATTCAGAATCGCCTGGGGTCGGAATGGCAGGGATTTTTCGATTTGGAGGCTTGAAGATTGATACAACAAAGAAGCCGGTCAGCACGCCGGCGAACAAGCAAGGAATTGCGTCCATTATTATATAGTTAAGGGATTCCTCCATCTACAACTCGTCCACCTGAAATCACGGAGCCCCCGTCTATTATCCATGGTCCAGAACCACTGGGCGTACCACCATCATATATTAGTGGAAGAACGGGAATATTTGGTGTAATGGAAGGATTAAACCTCTTTGCCGGGCCAATATAATCACACTTACAGACTTCAACATAGTTTAGTTGTGTATAGTTCACGGGGCCACACCCTGCTGCTCCACGATACAATGTTGATGTAAATGCACGATGATTTGTATCCTGAACTTTGAAGTTTCTCCCCAACGCTTGAGCCTTCAATTTAGAAATGTAAGCGGCAGCTGTCCTCATTTCTTAAGTTTACGTGTTTGTTTAACTACGGGAGTTGCTTCTTTCTTCAATTCGTCAAAACGTTGCCGCGCTTCCTCGATTGACAATCCCCGATATACCACCTCTAATTTCAGTTTGAGGAATTTGGCCATAGTCGGTTCCTGGGACGTTTCGGACTGCATTTAACCATGGTTGGGGTTTAAATTCTATATTTTCTTTTTCCTTCTCAACCCCGTGATTGTAGTACAAAAAAAAGATAAACCCTCCAACTACGACAAGCAGAACTATGATATTAAATCCAAAAGAGTACCAGGAGTCTATAATCTGTCCAGACTTGATTAAGTTTCCTTCGACACGAGAGTAAGTATCTTCCACTAAATGAAACATCTCTTGTTATATACAACAAGTTAACATGTCATTTACAACGGCAGCTGCCATCACATTAGGCAGTGTTGCCCTAGTTGGTGCATTATATGGTAGCAAGGCAATAGAATCCGCTCCTCCAGAAGTTCCTGCTCCAGAAGTTCCTGCTCCTGCTGAAGAACCTGCTCCAGAAGTTCCTGCTCCTGCTGAAGAACCTGCTCCTAGTGTACCAGCTGAAGAACCTGCTCCTAGTGTACCAGCTGAAGAACCTGCTCCTGCTCCAGAATCCGCCACAGCTCCTAGTCTTCCTGTTGAAGAAGGTGACGAAATGGCAGGTGGTGGTATTGGTCGTCCTCCGTGGGGAGTAGTTTCTACTAATGTTCCAACTGGTGAACTTCCACCAGGGATAGCAACAGCAATTGCTTCTATTTCTGGAACTCTTGATCCCAGAAATCTACGTGAACAAATAGTAATAGTTACGCGACAACTAGACACTGCACGATTTAATGTATATCAAGCAGATGAAAGTATTAAAAAAATCAATGAAAAATATGTAGAAGAACGCAGAAAATACATTGAAAAGTATTCTCTATCTAAAAATGCAGATACAATTTCAAAAGTCTACGAAAAGAGGCTTTCAACGCAAGGCCAACAAAAGGGTAAGAATGATCCAGATGTTAAAGCCAAACAGGCAGAAATTGATAAGGCATCTGGCGATGAAAAGAAGAAACTTGAAAGAGAGAAGCAAGATATGTTGCAGGCTAAACCAGTTGATGATAAAATTCTTGAAGAATGGACTGACAAGTATTCAAAGGCACTCGGTCAAAAGATTGCTGCTGATGATGACCGAGATGATGCCGAACGCGAGAAGAATAAATATCAAGCCCAGATAACAGAACTCAGAACAAAAAAAGATGGGGAGGAAAAAATGGTCAAGGAGTTAAATATTAAGTTACAAGCCTTACTAGCCTTGCTTCAGAAACAGTTAGGAATAAATAAGTCCGTACAGAAAGCTGCAGACTGGGACGCTCGAACAAAACGTTATGCAATTGCAGTTAGAAATTTCAATGCAGCGGAAAGTAAACTACGTATTTTTGTCTCTGAAACCTGGCTCCCCCTTGCCACTGACCCGACTGTTCAGGCAACATACCGAGACCAATACAATACTCTTAAAACTCTCTACGACAATGCCAAGGCTCAGTTGGACTTAGCAAGAACGGCATTGACTGCAAGTGCAGTAAAGCCAATATCAACAGCTATGAATGAGTTTGCTATATTCGTAGCAGACGTTGAAGAAATTACTAAAAATGCCGTAGATGGAAGTGGGAATATCAAGCCAGAATTTGTACATACAGCAGGAACAACCACGGGTTATCCTGAAGCCGTCAAAAAGTTAAAAGATACCGCTAAGATACAGAAATTGGCTACTGCAGCAGACACATATTACGAGATTGCTAGTAAGGATCCGCAAAACTTAATCTTGAATTCAGAGAGGTATATTGATTATTTTAGAAATCTCCTAGGTACTAGACGAACTGGACTGGTCACAGTTGCTTCAGAACGCACACAGTCTTTATTCAGTAGCGAAACAACAAGAAAAGTCCTGAAAGACTTTGTTGACGGAATTCTAGAACATGCAGCAAACAGTGAACGTTTATTACCTCAACAGGGACGTATGAATGAAGCACAGAGAAAAATTTATTCTGACCTTCGAACAGTCGTAAATTCATTCGTCGACAAGCAAATTTATAGCATAAAGAAGATGTTTAAAACAATCAAAGATGCTAAAAAATTGTTAAAGCCGAGTGATCTGGCATACAAGAACTTGCTTGAACTACAAAGTCAAGCTGAGATATTGTTTCCGTTGAGAGCAGATGTACCTCCAGATGGACAATGTAAGAAACTCTTTTATCCAAAGACATTTGAATACTTTCAGAGTGGTATTTTTGAGAAAAAGGATATCTTAAAAGAGGTTCTAACAAATCCAGAAGAAAAGCAAAAGTTCTTAGATGCCATAGGGTTTATCAAAGTAAATAATCTTCTTGACGCCCAGGCATATTCAAAAACTAGCCGTTCTCAACAACGCACTTCCTATGAATTAATAGTAAAATCTGCATTCAAAGAGTATGTCGATAAAATTGACATAAAGGCATACAATTATCCAGATGTTAATACTGACCATTACGTCAATCAGGCCCAGGATATTTGGAATGGTTTGAACGCTCCTCTTCAAAGAGTTGGAGATATAGATAATGTTGTTTTAAATCGGTATAAGAGTGCAACTGTAGATGAAATTATCAATCGCGATCGACCAGATGGTAGAGCTCCAATTACAAATAGAGAATTTGCAAGACAACTACATGTTTATTCCGATGGTAGTGCAAAATTTAATCCTGGAGTATTTCTTCCTAGTAGGGACAGAGAAACGGGAGGAGCTGGGTCTATAGTTTCGATTAAAGAATTTAAAAATGCTTGTGAATTGGATGGTAATGTTGGCCACGGACAAGCAGAATCAGATCGTATACTCCAAATACTCACTCAGTTAGAAAACATTGAACCTGTTCCTAAAGCAACTACCGATCCCCTTCTAAAGTTGATTGAAAATATGGAGAAGAGACGTACAATTTTGGTAGACAGAGGAGATCAATCCCGGGCAATCAGTACACTTATAATTCGAGGGTTTCCTGAGTTTGATGGATTTGTTATTAAAAAGGTTGAAGATTCAAAAGATAAAAAAGATATAAATTTTGTACAGACATTTTTGACTTTCAGAAGTTCTAAATTTCGATCAATTCAATACACCGATACGACTGAGTATAACGGTAAAACTTGGAATTCTCGAGAGCTTTATGCAAGTTTGTTCATTGACCATCTGTTTAAAATGCCATCTTTTGAGTCGCGATCCAAAAAAGATTTTCCAGAGGATTCTGACTGGTTAAGGGTTTCTACCGATTTTAACTTGAACTTTGTTATATTGAAGGAAGGAGCTATTAGTGGAGAGGCAGACTATTTGGCTGCTCACCGTACTGGTGCTCCAGTATTTCATGTTTTTAAGTCAATTAGTGGGCGGTATTATCCAATTCTAATACAGCAAGACGAACCCGCGATCCCAGGAATTCTTGAAGGTACAAGTGCTGCAGATACTGATATAGATCGTGGTATATTCGGAGGAGCAATAGATGGCGTAGAATTTATGGTTACAAGTACTGAAAAAGAACCCAAAGACACGAGAAATGTTGAAAAAATTAAGAAAGAAAACCCAGAGCTTAAACAGTTAATTGATTCTGTAATAAAGAAGATAGGTATTCCCAAATATAACAATGATTTTGCAGAACTTATCGTTGAATTGTGGAATGATCGTAGGACCATTCCTACTCCCAGACCACTAGCAGATATAATCAAGGAAATGAACGTACCTTGTTATCAGTCATTTTTTGACAGTATTCATAAAAGAATAGAAGACATAGAAGAGGGAGTAAAAGGGGAGAGAGAGGAAGACAAGAAGGAAACTACGAGAAGGGTATTACATGGACAGATAGAATCTATACTAGGAGGACCTACTGTATTTTACCAAGATAGTCATGCCGATGTAGAAATGGAGGGTGACAAATTAAAATATGTAAAGTCGATACGTGGAATAGAGTCATTGGGTGGTCCACCTTGTAATTTAAATATGAAAAGATCCGTTTATAATGGGTTATCTGAAGAGGAGAAAACAACTGTTCAGGAGCGTTATAGCATGTTTGGTAGGGATAGTTACATCGAAGAAGATACACTAGGAGGAAAGCGTGGCCGTGGCAAACCTTCACGGTACACTAGGCGAAAATTCTAATGCTCAAATTATAAATGAGGACGTGGAAGAATCGTCAGCGCCCTTCAAAATCATCTCATAAGAAAACTGTATCCCGCAAGCAACGCGGTGGTGGACTTCTATCACCAGGACTAGTAAAACAATATCTTTTGGCCAATCCTAGAAATGGCCTAGGCATAGATGATCGGGTTAATAAGGCTGTGTCTCAGGGAGATCCCAATGTTTTTGTTGACGACGAGCTTGAGAAAACAATTTTAAGATGGGAAAAGACTCAGTCGAAAAAACAAAGTCCTTTGTCGTCTAAACCCGCAGCATTTACCTCTGTACCCCCTCCGCTTACAGGGGTTGACAATCCCATGAGAAATTTGTTGGGCACTTTAAGACCTGAAACTTCTCCAAATTCAGTCACTTTAAGAGCTACTCCTCCCCCAATAAATCCCTTACTGCCTTTTCGTGCTCCTGGAGTAGTACAACCACCTGGGGCACCTGTTGAGCAGGCAAATCAAGCAGCTGATAGCTTACTCGGGCCAGGAGCAGATGCTAGATTAGGTACAGCCTTAGCTAGTGCCAATCCTTTAGCTCGCCAACCAGCTGGAACAAGCGGGTTGGTATACAGTTTAACATCGCAAGGGAAGACTCAAACTGTACAAGATTGTAATCAACAACTCGATGAACTTCGTAGAGAACTTGAAGCTCTAAAGGCCGGTCTTTCTGAAACTAGAGCAACTTTGAAGGCACAAGAAGAATCTCTTGGTGCCCGAATTGCAGAACTAACGGGTGAAAATCAAAAACTTTCGGCAACAGGAGAGGCAGCACAACAAGCTATTGATGCCTTAACTCAGACAGGTAAGACTACTGCTGAAAAACTTAAAAACGCCAGTGAGGCTCTAGCTGGAAAGGGTGCCGAACTTGAAGATATATCCAATCAACTTCAAACGACCTCAGCTGAACTCGGAGAATCAAAATCTTTAACTGCTTCTCAATCTGAACAAATTGGTAAGTTACAGGGAGTCTTAGAAGAATCAGCTAGAAAATCAGCAAAGACACAGGAGGAAAATAATGCTCATATTGCTAAACTACTTGGAGACCATGCTGCAGAATTGAATAGACTAAGGTCAGAGCATCAAGCAGAACTAGCTAAATTGGAAGGCGAATTACGTTCTACCAAGGAGGCAGCTACTAGTGTTACAAAGGGAACAGCAGAAGAAAAGAAGAAATTATCTGATGAGATTGCTACATTAACTGGGGCAATTGAGGCACAGAAGGGTGAAATTGGAGCTCTAAGATCTAGCCTAGAAACTGCAAAAACTTCTCTACAACAATCTCAGGATGAATCTTCTAGAATATCACAGGATGCAGCACGAGCAGCAGGAGAAGCAGAAGCGGCAGCAGCAAAGGCTTCTGCAGAACTAGCTCAACTTCAGGCGGCCAATGCCGAACTTGCTCAGCAGTTGGAGGCGGCTCAGGCGGTAGCTCAGGCAGCAGGTCAGGCAGCAGCTGAATCTAATGAGGCTAAAAATGCAGCAGAGGCGGCAGCAGCGGCAGCAAATACACTAGAACAAACGGCAAGATCAGATTCAGAGGCAGCGGCAGCAGATGCAGCACGAGCAGTAGCAGATAGTACAAAGTCGGCTGCTGAAAAAGCAGAAGCTCAGGCAGCAGCAGAGAGGGCAAGGGCAGAGGCAGAACAAGCAGCACAGGCGGCAATGGCGGCAGAAGGGGCAAAGAATGATGCCGTAGCAAGATCCCAGACAGCCGAAGCAGCAAAGGCTCAGGCTGAAGCAAACCTAGCTCAACTGAAACGTAGTACACCTAGAATCGCTTTAATTTATGGGAGTGGCGAAGGTGATAAAGTTGGGGGAGGTAATGGGCGCGCAGCAAGAATGGGTGAAACACTAAATGTACGTTGGCAAAAGGGTGCCGAAGATTCTTCCGCGTGGGTTTTTGTAATGTTCTCTGGCAACAAACCTGCATACACACAGTTAATTTTAAAACCAGGAATGTTCTCCTTCCAGTCTACAGTTGGTGGAGACATTAAGGCTGTTATGTTTGATGTAACAGTTCATTCACAGGAAATATTGGGTTTTTAAAATCTTAGCAATATAATTAATGAATAATATTTATGCTCTTACAGCAGAAGAAGGAAAAGAGGGAGAGGAAGGAAGGGCGGAAGCGCAGGAACCACCGCAGGAACCACAGGTGGAACCACCAAGAACTCTCTCAGGATTGCTTAAAGAGGGACTAAGACTGCCGACGTACAGTATACCATGGGAAACTTATACGACAGCATATGAAACCATAAAAAGAATGAATGAAGAAGCGAAAAGGAAACGCTAGATACAATTATCTATTCGAACAATACCTAGTTTTTCAAGAAGACATGTAACATATTGGTTAGAATTATCATAGCAAAAGGTTACTCCTTCTTTCCGAGTTGCCATGACCAGTCTCAAAAAATCATACTGTTCTTTACGTGTTAGTTTGCTGACACACACGTGAAGAGTATTGGATTTGTACATTAATTGTTCACGAATTAGTTCCATTTATTAGAATGAGTTCAGTGGCTGTGTATACGGGTTCTTCTGATGTGCCTCGACAATAGAAGGATGGTTGCGTTCAACAAGGACATCCTGTTGTAGGGGTTGGTTGTATTTGAAGGACCCAAGCTGTTGAGTACCGGGCGTTACGTAAGATTGGGGAACCATAAATCTGGAAGCATCAGACAGAACCGTCTCATCCTTCTTGGTCTGGATAGAATACTGGTCTGCTCCAAGCATAGTACCAGTTCCTTGAGCACCAGCAGGTCCAGGACGTCCCTCTGCCGTTAACTTCATAAACTCTTGAAATGGTTCTGTAAAGGCACGAATATATGATGCCCAGTGACCTTCCTGGCCACCACCAGAGCCGAAGTATTCAACGCCAGTAGTTTCACGTGCTTGAGTCTTCATGGGCTGTTCAGTGTAGATTCTGGGGGCAGTCTGAGCACCAACCGCTGTGTTTACACGATCCATACCAAGAATAGCAAACTTATCTGGCTTGTTCTTGTTTACTGGTGCTTGGATACCGGGAAGTGTTACGGCATTTACACCAGGTGTAGGCTCAGTTGAATAAGATAACTTAGGCTTGGATACAACACGAAGTTCATCAGTTGTCGGAGGAAGAGCCCACTCACGCATCTGATCTTGTTGAAATCCGCCCTGACCTATATTAGTATAACCGGCATTTGATCCAGGGGCTACACGAACTTGTTCAATCGGGAAGACATTCTTAGCTTGCATTCCAGTAACCATACGAGATTGTTCAAAATCAGTCTCTACCTGTTGACCAAATGGATTTCCAGTACCAGGCTTGGTATCATACATTGAGAACGTCTCACGTTTCTGGAAATATTCTTTGCCAGCTCCAGTATGAGTATCAAGAATGTGGTCTGTACCACCTGAATACATTGCCTGAGTTACCCTTGGCCCAAAAAATGGCACTTGATTATTGTGACCCTTGACATTTTGCGTATGACTAACCTCGTCCGTATGCTCTTCTGTGGGGCGAGGTTGAACATGAAAGCCTTCAGAATGAGGTTGGTTATTGGCAAGTGAATAACCAACAAATCCAAGAGCAAGAATTAAAGCAACTTCTGCCATCTTTGTATTTCATAAGATACTTTACTTGCGCCTACCAGACACAGCTGGTTTAGGAAAAATAGCATGATTTTGAGGCTTGTGTTCAAGCCATGTATAAATGCGATGGTCCTGAGTTTGATTGCTTGAGTGAGGTGGTACTGGAACAGGCTTTGGTTCCTGGGGAATATATACTGGTCGATTTATCGGTGTATCCAAAGCATAGTTCATTTAACAGTCTATTCCAAAATTTTTACAGATATCCTTTCCATATTCCTTCATTCTTTCAAATGCTGATTTTTCATCCATTGGTGTATCCGAGGGCTTCTTGGCATCAGCTGGTGATGGTCCTGGAGAGGGAGGAACTACAGGAGGCTGAACAGGTTGTGGCTTTGAAGCTGGTTGTGCAGAAGGATGTGGTTTGTTACCGAGTCCAGACCT